TCAGCTAGAGGTATAACGGTAAGTGGTGCACAAGGGACTTATGTTGCAGAACACATATTAAAAAATTAGGATAACGCATATAAATTTCGTATATTTACGACAAATAATAATATTATGGCTAAAACAACAAAAACACCATTTCCACAGAGTAGAAAATTAAAACAAGCAGATGGCACCGTTGCCTATGTTTGGGATGGAAAATTACATAACTGGGATGGCCCAGCTCTTTTACCTGAAGGTAAGAGAAAGAACGCAGAATATCATTTATATGGCATCCAACATACAAAGGATGAATGGAGCGAAATTAGACAACAAAGAGAGGGCTTACCTTACTATAAAAACCAATCAATGAAAGCATCACTTTCAGATTATAGAAACTAAAAAATATGAAAATAGGGTTATGTGGTACAATGAGTGTAGGTAAAACTACATTAGTAAATGCTTTAAAAGAATTAGAGCAATTTAAAGATTATAATTTTGCAACAGAACGTAGCCAACATTTAATGTCTTTAGGTATTCCTTTAAATACTGATTCAACATTAAAAGGACAAACAGTATTTTTAGCTGAACGTTGTGGTGAATTAATGCATGACAATATTATTACAGATAGAACTATATTAGATGTAATGGCATTTACTATGAATGCTAAATCAATACCTTATCAAGATAAAGAGGCATTTGAAGTCTATGCTAGTGAATTTATTAGGGAATATGACCATGTATTTTATATATCCCCATGTGGTTTAGATATAGAGGATAATGGGGTAAGAGAAACAGATGAACATTATAGGGATTTGATAGACTTTACTATTGTATCACTAATCAGAAAACATGGCCATAAAGCAGGCGCAATAAAAGAAATATCAGGATCTACGGAGGAACGTATTCAACAAATATTGAATGTTACTAAGCTTTAACATATTTATAATAAAACATAACTATAATGAAAAAGTCTGATTTAAAAAAATACATTAAAGAAAATATATTATCCTCATTATCTGAAAATACTGAAGATGAAATTTCACAAACTAAAGATTTAACAGCAGCCGTTCAAGATCTAAAAAAAGCAAAAGATGAAGCTGGTATCGAAGAAGCTAATATTGGTTTAGCTGATTTAGAAGAAATGGGGTATGAAGCTGGAGAAAAGTCATTTGATATGCATTTTGATAAATCCATCTTAAAAAATAAACCTGATACTAAGTCTTATGCAAAAGGATTTGTTCAAGCCATAATAGATAGTGCAGGTTCACTTCGTTTAGATGAATCATTTAAATCATTAGCTAAAAAATTAGATAAGCAAAAAGGAATTGATAAAGAAGAAGCAGGTAAAATTGCTGGATCAATAGCAGCTAAAAAAATGAAAGGTGCTGGAAAAGGACCTACAGCTAAACAAATAAAAAGAGTAAATGAAGAAGAAGATGAAGAACCAACAAAAAAAGATATTAAAAAAACTAAAGGACTAGCTAAAGCAAAAGAAGAACTTGCATTATTAACTCAAGAAATGAAATCTTTAGCTAAAAAATATTCAAAAGCTGAAGGTGAAGAAAAAGAAAAATTAGTTAAAACTTTAAAAGCAAAAACTAAATTAAAAAAAGAATTAGAAAGCATCTTAGACAATAAAAAGATATAATGTCATCTAAAGAAAGGTTTTTATATTTTGCTATAGTATTTTTTGGTGTCTATTATTTAGTTAATATGTACTCTTCAAATGAAGAAGAATATGTTACTGAGTATAACAACAAAATAGAAGCTTTAAATGATAAAATTAATTCCTTACATAGTGTAAACGAGAACCTAACCATAGAAATAAATACACTAACTACTCAAATATTAGTATTAGACCAAGAAATTAGTAAACAAGATAGCAAAATAGTTATATTAAAAAAACAAACAAATGAGAAAGTTAATAATGTTGATTCTTATAGGTATGATGAGCTTGAACAGTTTTTCACAGAACGTTATAGACAGTACTTTGATTCAATTAAAAAAACCAATAGCACGACTAGTAATTAAAGATTTAATAACTGGAGATAGTTTTAAAAAAGAATTAAATTTAATAACAACCAAGTATTCATTATTAGAAAATAAGGTAGTATTAAAAGATAGTGTTATTAATAGTCTTAACTTTCAAATTGTCAATTTCAATTCTATATTAAGTACTAAAGGTTCTCAATTAGAATTTACTAAACAGTTAAATGATAAATTAATACTTGAGATTAAAAAACAAAAGCTTAAAAGTAAACTCTTAGGAGGTGCTGGTCTAATAGCAATTGGTGGTGTAATACTCATATTAAAATAACTGCATGTCAGATTTAAAAAAGGTAATACGTCAAGAATATATTAAATGTGCTCAAGACCCCGTGCATTTTCTACGTAAATACTGTTATATACAGCACCCACAACGTGGACGCATACAATTCAACCTGTACCCATTTCAAGAAAAGGTACTCACGTTATTTCAAACAAACGATTATAGTGCTATATTAAAATCTAGACAGTTAGGGATATCAACCTTAGCCGCTGGTTTTTCACTTTGGTTAATGACGTTTCATAAAGATCGAAACGTATTAGCATTAGCAACTACACAGGCAACAGCAAGAAATTTAGTAACTAAGGTTCAATTCATGTGGGAAAATTTACCCTCCTGGTTAAAAGTAGATTCTGCTGAAAACAACAAGCTATCCCTTAGATTAACTAATGGCTCAAAAATACAAGCTAAATCTTCTAATGCAGATGCTGCACGTTCAGAAGCTGTATCTTTACTAATAATCGATGAGGCAGCCTTTATAGACAATATTGCTGAAACATGGGCATCAGCTCAACAAACCCTAGCAACGGGTGGTGGTGCTATTGTATTATCTACACCTTATGGTACTGGTAACTGGTTTCACCAAACCTGGGTTAAGGCAGAAGCAGGGGAAAATGATTTTTTACCTATCAAATTACCCTGGTATGTTCACCCAGAAAGAGACCAAACATGGAGAGACGCACAAGACAACTTATTAGGTGATCCTAGATTAGCAGCACAAGAATGTGATTGTGATTTTAGCACATCGGGAGATATTGTATTTTATAATGAATATCTAGAATACTATGAAAAAACACATATTAAAGAACCTTTAGAACGTAGGGGAGCAGATCAAAACCTATGGGTTTGGGAATCCCCAGATTATTCTAGATCTTATGTAGTTGTAGCTGATGTTGCTCGTGGAGATGGAAAAGATTTTTCTACCTGTCATGTAATGGATGTTGAAAACAATGTTCAAGTAGCTGAATATAAGGGACAAATAGGAACAAAAGAATTTGGACATTTATTAGTGGGTTTAGCTACTGAATATAATGAAGCCTTACTTGTAATAGAAAATGCCAACATTGGTTGGGCTACTATACAAGTAGCTATTGATAGACAATATTCTAATCTTTACTATTCACAAAAGAGTGGAGAAGCCAATGCTAGTTCGTATTTTGACCGATATCAGGACAACTCAAAAATGGTGGCGGGTTTTACAATGTCATCTAGAACACGCCCTATGGTAATAGGTAAATTTCAAGAGTATATTAGTGATAAAGGAGTAACAATTCACTCCCGAAGGTTAGTAGAAGAAATGAAAGTGTTTATTTGGAAAAATGGTAGAGCAGAAGCTCAAACAGGATATAATGATGATTTAGTAATGGCGTTTGGTATGGCCATGTATATTAGAGATACGGCATTAAAATTTAAACAACAAGGTTTAGACATAACCAAAAGTACATTAAATAATATGTCAGTTAATAGAACTCCTTACCAAGGAGGATATGGTTTTTCTAAAGGATCAGATAACCCGTACCATATGAAAACAGCAAATGGTGATGAAAGTATCAAATGGCTACTTTAATAATATTTATAACAATAAGAATAAATTATGGCTGATAAAAGCGTATTTACAAGATTAAAAAGATTATTTTCAACAGACGTAATAATACGAAATGTTGGGGGTAACCAGGTAGATGTAATAGATAGTGGTAAAATCCAGTCTACAGGTGAATTAGAAACTAATTCATTAATGGATAGATATAACAGAATTTTTTCTACTAATGGTACCTCATTATATGGAGCTCAATTTAATTTGAATTACCAATATATGAGACCTTATATGTACTCTGAGTACGATGTAATGGATCAAGATGCTATTATAGCCTCAGCTTTAGATGTGTTAGCTGATGAATCTACTACAAAAAATGATATGGGCGAAGTACTTCAAATTAGAAGTGCTAATGAAGACATACAAAAAATACTATATAATTTATTTTATGATGTTCTTAACATCGAATTTAACCTTTGGATGTGGGTACGTCAAATGTGTAAATATGGTGATTTTTTCTTAAAATTAGAAATAGCTGAAAAATACGGAGTTTACAATGTAATTCCTTATACAGCATACCATATAGAAAGACAAGAAGGATACAATCATGATAACCCGGCAGAAATAAGATATAGATATACCCCAGATGGTATGGATAATATCAGTTCTGGAATGTACCCCGTTCCTGGTAATAGTGCTAACCAAAATGAAAACGGAATTTATTTTGATAACTACGAAATGGCTCACTTCAGATTAATTTCTGATGTTAACTATTTACCTTATGGTAGAGCTTATATTGAGCCTGCTAGAAAATTATACAAACAGTATGTGCTAATGGAAGATGCTATGTTAATCCATAGAATAGCACGTGCCCCTGAAAAGCGTATATTTTATATGAATGTTGGTTCTATCCCTCCAAATGAGATAGATGCATTTATGGAAAAAACAATTTCAAACTTAAAACGTACTCCATTTCAAGATAATAAAACTGGGGAATACAATTTAAAGTATAACATGCAAAACATGATGGAAGATTTCTATATTCCAGTTCGTGGTAATGATCAAACAACTAAAATAGAAACAACACCTGGATTAACATATGATGGTATTCAAGATGTTGAGTATTTAAGAGGTAAATTATTTGCTGCCCTTAAAATACCAAAAGCATTTTTAGGATATGAAGAAGGAGTTGAAGGAAAATCTACATTAGCAGCACAAGATATTAGATTTGCCCGTACTATTGAAAGAATACAAAGGATCATGTTATCTGAATTAAATAAAATAGCTTTAGTACACTTATACACACAAGGGTATACTGATGAGACTTTAACTAACTTTACTTTACATATGGTTAGTCCATCTATTGTATTAGAACAAGAAAAAATTGAATTATTAAAATCTAAAACCGAATTAGCAGGTACATTACTAGAACAAGGTTTAGTACCATCTGATTGGATATATGATAATGTTTATCAATTTAGTGAAGATCAATTTGATGAATACCGAGATTTAACTAGAGAAGATGCTAAACGTAAGTTTAGAATGGACCAGATTGAAGCAGAAGGAAATGACCCAGTAGAAACAGGTAAATCGTATGGTACACCTCATGACTTAGCCTCATTATATGGTGCTGGAAGAACAATGTCTGATCCTGGTAATGTACCAGATGGGTATAATGAAGACGATCCTCAATTAGGTCGCCCACAAGATACTATTACAAGTAGAAATAAACAAGACTCTAATTTTGGTAAAGATCGTTTAGGAGTTAAGGGTATGAAAGGTAAAGATAAAAATGACTCTGATTCTCTTCGTCCTAAATTTAAAGGTGGTAGTCCATTAGCTCTTGAAGGTGCTAAAAAAGCCTTTTTACAAAATAAGCACATATTTGAGTCTTTAGACAAGAAAAATTTAGTATTTAACCAAGAAAAAGATAATACTTCGCTATTAGATGAAAATCAATTGAAGGAGTAATATTCTTTCAATATTTATAAATAAATATATTCTTAGATGAAAATAAAACACTCAAAATACAAAAATACTGGAATTCTTTTTGAATTATTAGTACGTCAAATAACGGCTGATACTCTAAAAGGTAGTGACTCCCCAGCTATAGATATATTAAAAGAATTTTTTGTAAAAACTAGTTTAGGCAAAGAGTATAAATTATACGAATCTATATTAAAATCTAAGGTATTAACTGAAGGTAGAGCAACCATGGTTGTTGATACCATATTAGAAGCTTCTACTAAATTTAATAAAACTTCACTAAGAAAACAAAAGTATAATTTAATTAACGAGATTAAAAAACATTATAATTTAGAATCATTTTTTGGTTCAAAAATAGGAAATTATAAGGAATTAGCCTCATTATATACCTTAATTGAAGGTGTTAACTCAAAACAAAACATCAACCCATCACAACTGTTAGATAATAAAGTAACTTTATTAGAATTTTTAACTAAACAAGAAGTACTAGAAGATTCTAAACAATCAGTATTAGCAGAATTCGCTACTTACGATAAAGATGTTAGAACTTTAACTTATAGAATTTTACTTGAAAAATTTAACAATAAGTATGATTTATTAAATGATGAACAAAAACAAATACTTAAAGAGTACATTAATTCAGTTGATTCAACCCCGGATTTAAGAAATTTTTATAATGTTAAGATTAATGAGTTAAAAAACTCCCTACAAAATATAACTAAAGAAATTAAAGATAAAGCAACTCAAATTAAAATCACAGAAGTAACTAAATTCTTAGTTGAATTATCAAAAACAGATAAAGTTGGTGATAATAATTTAGTTGACCTGTTACGTTATTATCAATTAGTAAGCGAAATAAAAACAGCAAATGGCGTACAAATATAAACTTAAAGAATTTGAAATAGGAGATGTAAAAGTTGATAA